TTTATCCCTAAGCATTTCAAGGGCAAGCCAGGGGACATCATGGCCGCGCTCATGCTTTCGGATGAGCTGCGGTTGCCGCCCGTTTCGGGCCTGCGATCCATCTACGTGATCAGCGGAACGCCCGCGTTGTACGCGCGGACGATGGTCGCGTTGGCGATGCAGCACGGGCACGAGGTGTGGACGGAAATGTCCACGGACGCCGAGGTCGTGGTGTGCGGTAAGCGCAAGGGCAGCGAACACGTCGAGCGAGCAAGCTGGACAACGGCCCGTGCGCGGAAGGCCGGGTACACCAGCAACCGCAAGTACGATACCGATCCTCAGTCGATGCTCTATAGCAAGGCCGCCGCTGAGGTTGCCCGCAAGATCGCACCCGACGTACTTTCCGGCGTGCCGTACTCCGTGGAGGACTTGGAGTTGGAGCAGCCGGAGCCAGCTGCCCGGGTGTCCCGCCGGCAGCCCGTGAAGCGGGAGACGCCGACGGTCCCGGAGCCCGAGTTTGATGAGCCGGCTCCAGCCCCAGAGCCGGTGGCTGTCCCCGCCGAAACCATGATCACCCGCGCTCAATCCGGGAAGCTCCACGCCCTCCTCAAGGAATGCGGCATCACCGACCGCGAGGTTGGTTTGGCCTACGTGAGCCAGGTGATTGACCGGAAGATCGAGTCAACGAACGAGCTAACGAAGGCGGAGGCGTCGCGGGCTATCGACCAGATTGAGAAGGAGAAGGAACCCGCCGAGCCTGAGCCTGAGCCGTCCGAGGCGTGGCCGGCGGTCGCTGGGGCCGAGCAGCAGGAAATTGGATCATGAGCGGGCCGCGGTACGTGTTCGTGCTCGGCTACGGCGTAACTATCGGCAACCCCGACGACCCGTGGGGGATTACTCTTTACCAGCGGCGCGTAGTTGAAAACCGCGACCACGCCGATGAGCTTTGTGAGCAGGCCAAGCGTGAGGGGCACGTTGAAGCTGACGTGTACATGCTCATCCCCCCGGATACGTTTCCTAATGGCGGTCGTGACTGAGGCGGCGTTTCAGCGCGCCGTCCTGGACCTAGCCGCCTGGCACGGCTACACGCTGGTCTTCCACGACAACGATCCGCGCCGTAACCGCCGTGGGTTTCCAGACTTGGTGCTGCTGCGGGAGCGTGACGGCCGGCTGCTGTTCGCTGAGTTGAAGTCCGCGACGGGCAAGGTACGTCCGGAGCAGGCGCGGTGGCTGGCGGCGTTGCAGTACGGGGGGGCGCTCGCGTTCCTGTGGCGGCCAGCCGACTTGGAGGACGGTACGATCGGCCGCGTGCTGGCGGAGTGAGGGCTGCCCGGGTTGGCTTCGGCTGGCCCGGGCAGCTTTTTTGGCGTAGCCCTCTTGCACATTTGGACTACAGGGTTGTAGTCTCATGACATGACCTCGCAGCGCACAATAAAGGTTCGCGTTCCCGTCACGGTGGAGATTGACCTTGACGCTTATCGCACCGAGTTCGGTTTGGAGAGCGTCGGCGAGGTCCGCGAAGACGTCAAGCGCTACATCGCCAGCAGTGTTCAGCAGCACCTTGACTCACTCGGGCTGCTGGCCGAGTGAAAGTAGACCACGACCAGGGAGACGCGATGAAGACCACTGTCCAGACAATCCGCCAGCGCCTAAATGCCATGCATGCCGAGCTCTACGACATCGCAGAGTGTGCCGAGGACATCGGTTGGCTCGCCGTCCTCCATCCACTGGAAGCAGCTCTCGGTCGAATCGAAAATGCCACTACTGCCGCCGAGCAGTACGAAGGCGGACAGCTTGAGGCTCGTGACTAATCTCGCCCCCCCGCCCCTCACCACCTTAGGCGTCACCTACCGCCAACTAGACCACTGGTGTAGGCGCGGCTACCTGCACCCCGCCAACGGACACCCGGGCAGTGGCAATCGCCGCACCTGGACCGATAGCGAGCTAGCCGTAGCACACCGCATGGCCCAGCATGTACGCAACGGCATGTACCCGCGAGCAGCCGCACAGCTCGCACGACAGGAGGAACAGTGACCACGTACAACAACCGCAGCGACGCGAGCGACGCCGAGTTCCAGGCGTTGGACGAGCGCGAGTACGACGAGCCCACCGTTGAGCGGGTCGCGGCGGCACTAGAAGCTGTCGCCGTCCGCGACCTCGGCCCCGATGGTGCGTTTCCGATGGAAGACTACGCCCGTGCCGCTATCGACGCGATGAAGTCCACCCGCACCCCCACGAGCGAGGAGACGAACCGATGAGTACCCGACGCACCGTCACGGTCGCCAGCCCGATCGGCGCCCGCACCGAACTCACTCCCGCGGCCGACCAACTGCTGCGGGACCTGGAGGCCCGCGTCTACCTCGCCCGTCAGTGCTGGCTCGTCGCAGCACCGCGCGGCCGTAACGCCGTCGTCGTCCCGGTCGACTACAGCCACGTCCCGGAGCGGCTGCGCACCGTCAACGACGGCACGGCCTATGAGCTCGCCCGGTACGGCCTTGTCGACCTCGGCGACTGGCAGGACGCTCCCCGGTACGCCTGGCGCTCACCCACCGACCGCAACCGCGGCCGCACCATCACGCCCACTCAGCTCGGCCGGCAGCGCCTCAGCGAGCTGGCGCTGCAGCTCGAAGCCGACAACATCCGCGCCCAGGCAGCCACCCCGTGACCGCCCCCGAGCAGGCGCAGAACAGCGGCCAGACCGGTGCTCAGATCACCGCTCAGCGCACGGACGTTCGGTCGTCTGGGGCGCGCGGTCGGGGCTGCTCGTGCGGTCACCCGGCGGCTGTGCACGCGCACTACCGCCCGGGTAGCGACTGCGGCTCGTGCTCGTGCTCGTGCCCTCGGCTGCGTCGGCGGCTGCTGGCCCGCGTGATCGGCCGGGTGCAGCGATGAGCGAAAAGCGCATCGTGATCGCGTTCCTGTTGCGGGACCTGTCGTTGGTCGCTGCCGCGTTTCTAGCCTCCGCTCTCGTGTCCGTGCTCACGGGCGCCGTCATCTGCTTTGGAGTCTTCGGCCTCGTGAACTGGCTGTCGGGGATGCTCCCGTGACCGCGGCCGAGAACCCCACCCCGGGGACGGACAGGCTGCCGGGACCGTTGGAGCGTCGTTGCTGCGGCGCACCCGATTCCGGCGTCTGCCACCAGTACGGCCTCTGCGTCGCCTACGGTGCTCATCCCGCCACCCCGCCGCCGGTGGGCACCGAGCGAGACCAGCAGGCAACGGTGATGCCGCCGGTCGGTCTGCGCCCGCGGTGGCTGTCCAACGAGATGCGGGATGACGAGATCACCGCGGCGATCGGCCGGTACGAGGCGGTCGGCCTCGACGTGCCTGCCGAGTGGCGCGACGAGCTTGCCGCCTTGTCGTCCCCGCCCGCGCCGGTCCCGGACACGGCGGTACGGGAGCAGGGTCGCGACGCTGACGCCCTCCTCGACACCCGAGCCGGTCTCGCCCTCGCTCACCAGGCGTGGGGTGAAGGGGCATCCACGATGCTGCGATCCGTCAACGAGCACAGTGACGGTGACCTCTGGGCGCGTCCGTCTAGTCCCTACCTGGCTCCGCTCATGGCGGCAAAGCGGCAAGAGCCCGCCCCGGCCCCGGAGGTGGCCGGACCACCGCCCGTCCCTTACGACGAGCACGAGCGGCAGGTGCTCCAGCTAGTCGACGAGCGTGACCGGCTGGAGTCCATCGCCGACGACCTCGCGGCCGCGATCGCACCCGCCGAGGTGCTCGGCGAGCACTCGTCGGAGAACAACCCGTGGCGGAACGCCCTCGACTATGCCGAGGGCTGCCTCGGTCCCGAGCCCGCCCCGGCCCCGGAGGTGGCCGCGCTGGTGGAGCAGCTGACCAACCTCGCCTACGACTGGAGGGGCGTTGCCCGCGACTACCGCCACGCTGCGCCAGGCTCATACGACGCTGGCGCCCGCAACGCGCACGTCCAGCTCGCCGCCGAGCTGCTGACCGCCCTGGGTGATGGGCGATGAGGTCGCCAGCGCAGTACCGCTCGCTCGGCGTGATGCTCGACCGAGATGACCACGAGGTGCAGCTCACCGTCAGCCTGTGGTGGTTCGACTTCTCCTGGTCGTGGTCACGACGGTGTTTCCGGTGAGCGCCGACGAGGCGGTGCGGGCCGAGGCTGCTGTGGGCGCGCTCATGTGGGCGGCGTGGACCGTGGAGCACTCGCCAGGCATCCAGCACCAGGCCCGGGCCGTGACCGAGATCCGCGACCGGGCTGCCGCGCTGGCTGCCTCAACGGCCGGCGGGACGGACGAGGCGGGCCGGATGCTGGCCCGCTACTACGACCTCATGGACGAGATGGCCGGGGACGACCAGGTGCTGCGCAAGCGCATCGCTGCCGGTCGTGCCCGGCTCGCCGCCCGGTCCGGGGACGACGGACTCAGGCAGCGCTGCTCATCCTGCGAGCACGAAGCGCGGTTCCACCAGCCTGACGGCTGCTGGTACTCCGTCACCAACGCCCGCCCGAACACGACCGTCGGGTGTCACTGCGGTATGCCTCGTCGTGCTCTGGCTGGCCCCGAGGCACCGCAGCACGACGACGGGAGCGGACGTGGCTGAGCTGCTGACGTGGGATGACCTGTGCAATCTGCCGACGTGGACCGACTCGTTCGGCAACGTGCGCCCGACGCTGCGCCTCATCTACCTCGCTGGCGTCCCCGCGGTTGTCGTCCCGACTCGGATGCACGAGCCCGGCTGGTACATCCGCAGTGGCAACCACGACAACCTAAGCCGGTACTGGAACCTGCGCAGCGACCAGGACTACCAGCTGATCCGGCAGTTGTGCGCCGCTGGTGCCATCACGGCCCGCGAGGACGGACCCCGGTGACCGCTCAGTCCACGTCCCGGGGTCGCACCTGGTCGGCGAGCACGTGCTAGTTTTCACCCCCGCCTAAGCAAAGGACGCCCATGAGCCTCAACGCATCAGTCCTAAACCGCATCAACGCCCACACCACCGACCCAGACATCCGCGCCGAACTAGCCGAAATGCTGGGCCTGACCCGCAACGGTATCCCGCAGGACGACGACACCCGCCACTACGGCCTCGCGGTGCTCAACGGCGAGGGCCACCAGAAGCTGAGCGACCCGTCCACGTTGCCGATCACGCTGAAGCCGAAGACGTCGACGGCACCGGAGTCGCTGCGCAACCTGCCGCCCGCTAAGCCCATTGAGCGCCCCCGTAAGCCAGCGCCACGTAACCCGCCACCGCGACCCGCGCTCAGCCCGCACGGTACGGAGGCGGCCGCTAAGCGGCACGTCATGTTGCGGGAGCCGATCTGCGACGTGTGCGCCGCTGGTCGACTTGCCCGCCGCAAGCCCATCGTGAACCGCGCGACCGCTAAGTGCGCCACGGAAGCTGGGTATGTTCGACACTTGCGGGAGAAGACCGTGATCTGCCAGCCGTGCCGGGAGGCGCACCGCGTATACAAGCGGGCATCGGCGGCCAGGACGCGGGCGCGACGAGAGACTGAGGTGGTTGTGCGCCGGCAAGAGTGCGGGACCACGCGCGGCTACGATGCGCACCGGCGGCACAAGGAACCACAGTGCGATGCGTGCCGCGAAGCGGAACGACTGCGAGCACAGGCACGGCGCGCGCGGGCTAAGGCGGCGACGTGAACGACCCTTACGCCCCCGACTGGTGTGAGCGTTGCGGCATTCACCTCGCCCTACCCACCTACGAATGGCACCTCGGCAGGCAGTGGCGGAAACCCCTCGTGTGCCCCGTGTGCCAGGACTGGGAGAAGCGCGGCCGGTGACCGTGCAAACGCTTGACGAGATGCGAGGCAAGTACGTGGTGTTACACCTGCGATTACTGAGGTTAGGTTAAATGATGCAGCTCCCGTATTACGGTCACCTTCCCAAAGACATTTACACGACTGGCTGCTGGGTATCGCGTAACGAACGAAAATACTTGGTTAATGTCCGTACTCCCGATGGAGGTTTCGTCAAGCTGGCTGAATATAGAACTCATTGGGCCGCCGCCCGGTTTGTTCATCGTTCATGGAAATTGGCATTGCAAATGGAGGAACCGTGACCGTCACACCGCAGTCATCCCGCGAACAGGAAGTCATGGACGCCGCCTGGAACGCGGTAGCCGTGGCTAGTTACGCTTTTGCCGTAGCAAATGTCGCTTACGACCGCGAGCTGAGCGCATTCCAAACCATCGTTCACCAAGCCAGCAGTCACGGGCTGAGCCTCGATGACATTGCCCAAGCGGCCGGCATCACCGCCGAGCAGGCGCGGTCGCTGTACTACGACGGGGAGCTGTGACCGACGGGCTGCGTGACTTGTGGATCGCGGAAATGTGGCCGGTCGTGCGGGAGTTGTCGCGCGATGACCGGCAGGTGCAGACTGCTATGTCGGACACATTCCGCGCTTATCCACATTTAGCGTACCGCGGCGTGGACAATAAGCCGGACGTGTGCGAGACTGAGCAACGATAGAACGGGCCGCGACGGAGATGCCTAGTCTCCGCGCGGCCCTAGCACCAACCGAAGCGACCGGAAGGCACTTAGTATTATTATGCCACAACGCAACAACAACGAAAATCCCATTGGCGCGATCCCAACTCGTTACCGTAGTTGCTGGTTTCGTTCGCGCCTAGAGGCTCGCTGGGCCGTCTTCTTTGACCGCATGGGCATCGGCTGGCAATACGAGCCGCAGGGCTACTACGTGGGCGGTAAGCCCTACCTGCCCGATTTCCTGCTGGACTGCGGAACATGGGTTGAGGTTAAGGGTAACGATCAGTTCCTTGACCGTGACTTGATGCGTAACGCGGGCCTACAGTTGCCGGCTATGCCAGCCAAAAACGAGCGTGGACCGCGTCTCATGGTGCTTGGCCCGCCACCGCTGCCGTTGGACGATGACGGACCCGGCGATTACGGCTGGCTCGCGTTTGAGCCTGATGGTCGCGGCGACGAGCTGTTGTGTTCGACCTACTCGTTCGGCCGCTATGGCAAAAACAACCGTCCTTGGTGGGTTGATGAACGTGACGCCCACGGCGGCGGCTCATGGCTTCGCCCGACGTTCTTGTCTGGCGAGCCTGATGCGTCTAGCGCATACGCCGCCGCCAATGTTGCTCGCTTTGAGCATGGACAGTCGGGTGCCGCCTGATGGCCCGTGATCACGCTGTGATTCGCCTCGACATGTGGGGCGACGATGACTGGCGACAACTTACCGTTGCCGCCCAGCATCTCTACATGCTGGTGCTCACGTCGCCGTCACTGTCGTTTTGTGGCGTTGCTGATTGGCGGCCAGGACGAGTCGCCAAGCTCGCTCACGATTGGACTGCTGGCGGGGTTCAGAGAGCCGCGGACGAGCTGATCGACAGCAACTTCCTGATCGTGGACGAGGAGACGGAAGAAGTTTTGGTTAGGTCGTTTGTTCGCCACGACGGGTTGATGAAGATGCCTAACATGGCGACGGCGATGGCTAATGATCATGCCGCGATCGCTTCTGCTCGACTGCGCGGCGTGGTTGTCCACGAGCTGCGGCGGCTGCACGAGGAGCGCCCTACCCTCGCCGGCTGGAAGTCGGTTAAGGCTCTGGCTGTCCTGGACCGCACGGCGATTGACCCTTCGGTTAAGGGTTACGGTAACCCTTCGGGTGAGGGTTCGGTTGACCTTGCCGCCAACCCTTCGGTTGAGGATGAAGCGAACCCTTCGGTTAACCCAAGCCCTTCTCCAGCACCAGCACCTACTCCAGCACCTTCACTCTCTAACGAGAGTGAAATAAAAACTTCTTCATCATCGGACGATGATGCGGTCGATGCCTTCGAGGAGTTCTGGTCCGTGTACCCGCGTAAGGCTGGCAAGGCTCCAGCGCGAAAGAAATTCTTGGTTGCCGCTAAGAAGGTCGGAGCTGAGAAGCTCGTCGAGGCAGCTACGAAGTTCGCTGCTGACCCGAATCTGCCGCCGAAGTCCGAGGAGCAGGCGATCCCGCACGCGACCACGTGGCTCAATCAGGAGCGGTGGGACGACCCGCCGCTGCCGCCTCGGTTCAACCGGGGCCCGCAAGTTCCGCCCGCCGCGACACGCACCGTCGTTGACGATGCGCCCCAAACCTTGTGGCCCGCGAACTTCGCTAAGGGCAAGACCTACGGTGAACTCAAGGCTGCCGGCTACCCGATGGATGATTTCTGATGCGCCGCCCATTGCCGCCCGAGGTGTCGTCACGGCTTGAGGGCATCCGTCCCAGCGGTGAGGGTTACATCGCTCGGTGTCCCGCGCACGAGGATCGCTCGCCGAGCCTGTCGGTGTCCGTCAACGAGACCGGGAAGCTGCTCGTCCACTGCCATGCTGGTTGCGATCAGCGAGCTGTGCTGGACGCGATCCAAGCGACGCCGCAGATGCTGCACGGTGACGAGCCGGAGCAGCGCGACGAGGGCGAGTGGACACCGCGGGGGCCCGCTATTGCCGTGTACCACTACGTCGATGAGCAGGGCACGTTGCTGTTCGACGTGTGTCGCACGGCCGATAAGCAGTTCCCGCAGCGCCGGCCGGACTCGGCGGCCAAGTCGGGCTGGTCGTGGAAGCTGGGCGAGGTTCGCCGGGTGCTGTACCGGTTGCCGCAGGTGCTTGCTGCCGTGGAGGCGGGCGAGACGGTGTGGGTTGCTGAGGGCGAGAAGGACGTGCACTCGCTGGAGGCCGCGGGTGTGGTGGCGACGTGTTCACCGGGTGGGGCGGGTAAGTGGCGGGACGAGTATGCGGCGGCGCTCAAGGACGCCAATGTGGTCATCGTGGCCGACAAGGACAAGCCAGGGCAGGCCCATGCGCGGGCTGTAGCTGTCTCTGTCGCCTCCGCGGGTGGTCGGGCACGTATCTGTGAGGCCAAGGAAGGTAAGGACGCCACAGACCATCTGAGGGGTGGCAACGGGCTCGCCGACTTCCTCACGACGCATGAACCCGAACAGGCCGCCAAGCCCGAACTAGCCCTCGACATCCACGACTACCTCGGCCAAGCCGACGACGAGATCCAATGGCTTATCCCCGGGCTCATCGAACGCGGCGACCGAATCATGATCACGGCTTTCGAGGGATTCGCCAAGTCGACGTTCCTGCGGCAGCTCGCTGTGGCTGCTGCGTCCGGCCTGCACCCGTTCACCGGGGAGCACATCGAACCGCTACGCGTGCTGCTCGTGGACTGCGAAAACAGCGACCGGCAGACACGGCGAGCGTTCCGGTGGATCACCCCCATCGCGCACGAGTACGGCGGGGTCATCCCCCGCGACACGTTCTACCCGCTCGTGCGACCCGAAGGAATCGACCTCGGCAACGACGAAGACGCACAATGGCTACTAGAGCGCGTTACCGCCCACAAGCCCGACCTCATGATCATCGGACCCGTGTACCGACTGCTCACCGAAGACGCCAACAACGACGTTACCATTCGCAAAATCATCACCGCGTTGGACAAGGCCCGCACCGCCGTCGACTGCGCTGTCGTTCTAGAGGCACACGCGGGTCACGGCAACGGAATCAGCGGCCGGTCCACCCGCCCGCTCGGCTCGTCTATGTGGATGCGGTGGGTTGAGTCGGGCATCGGGTTCGCCCCGTTCGACGGCACCGACCCGCTCGCCAAGACACCACTCCAGGTGGTGCACTGGAAGCCTGCGCGTGACCGCGAACTCAAAAAGTGGCCCGACGTGATCCGCCACGGCGTGCCCGACCGTGACGACGTGCGCCGAGAATGGCCGTGGGTTGAGGATGCGTTGTACGGACCCGGTGGCACGATGGTCATCTGATGTGACAGATTAGACCTATGTGCCCTTGCACAAGACCTATGTGCCCCTGGCGCGACGGGCAAGGTGGTCTTGTCGTGGCAGCCGTGGCAGTCGCGTGTGATGGAACGCGGCACCCCCAAGATTTAGGCAATCAACACGAGGAGCTAACTGGCATGACCGACCACTTTGACGACGAGTACGTGATCGACCGGACGGGGCTCGTGTGGCTGCTGGTGCACGATGGTGGCATGGCTACTCGGGCGGACTACGCGGGTATCACCAGCATCGGCATCCGCCGGTTGGAGCTTGACGCTGGGCCGTTGCATTCGTTGACTGTTCGAACGATGCTCGCGGTGAATCCCAAGATTTAGACTTGACGGGGTGTGGTGCACCCGCTAGGTTGATTTCACACCAACAACGGAGGCCCGCATGACCATCAACTTCGACACCCTCACTCTCGCTAGAGGCTCGCACGACGAGTGCGACGACGGCTCCTGCCTCATGGAAGCCCGCATGCTCCTGCTGGGCAAGCCCAAGACCGACGACCGCCAGCCCGGCGTGTCCCGCGTCCTGCACGACATGGGCATCAACCTCAACGACTCGTTCCCGGATGACCGCCGGCAGGAGCTGAAGCGATTCCTCCCCCACGGCGGTGTCGATCCGCTCGCGAACACTGACGATGGGCGTGACGAGCAGCGGTCCTACATGGCGTTGGATTGGCTAATCCGTACGTACACGCCCGCGTTCTTGGATTTGCGGCCCGAGCTGGCTGACGTGGCTGCGGAGCTGCGATCGCTGCGGCGGATCGTTGATATGGCTGCCGCCGAGGCTGCTGGTCCTGTCGTTCGTACTGCGCAGCAGAAGTCGGCCGCCGCTGGGGACGCCGCTTGGGCCGCCGCTGGGGCCGCCGCT